ATATAATTTATTTGTATACCATCATATCATCATCAATAGTAATCATCATTCTCAGTAATGTTTAACGATAATTCATGAATCTCATTACGAACGAGATTACATGACTGAAGGTGATCAAACGTAGGAAAACCATTATAAATTTGGTCAGCTGTTATTCCCTTTCGACGCATATCCCTAAAGTCATCAAGCGTCATAATATCGACAACAGCACCTATAACACGTTGTTCAGTCATACCTAATGCTCGAATGCAGGCATAATAAATGCACCCAAGACCAAGCCAGGCATCATAATTTGAACCATATGTACCATAGACATGACCTAAACATGACAATACGATATCTAAAGGACCACGGACCTTACTCTCTTTACCCCAAGCTGATCGAACAATAAACTCACGGCTTTCACGAAAGGGAAGAAATCGAGGCTGACCCACAGATATATTCGTATTTTTTACAATTTGATAACGTAAAAAAGTCAATCCACGAGTAACTAAGAAACCATTAGATGTTACAGATACTAAACTAACACCATCTCGAATATCCTGAATATTAACATCAAAAAAAGTTTTCATAAAATATGAAAAAGCATGACCAAAGAGATATGACGAAACAACTTTGTCATGCGTTTTATTATAGGCGTGGTCATCACCATACACTATAATACGAACAGTTTCCATTAAAGAAGACTCCAATACTTCTTTATGTTCATCAGCGGCAGTGTGGATTTGATAAGCAGCAAATAAAAAAAACCACAGTGCCATAACCCAAGAATCCATGTGACTAGTATTCAAACAACCAGACGGAACTCCTCCAGTTTGAATACCCCAAACAGAACCAAATAAATGGGTTACTCGGTGAATCACACTAGATATAAGGAACGTAGTAATCTGCTTCCTGACGTCATAGTAAGGTGCATTTACATCATCATAAACTAATCCAAAAGAAAAATATAATTCCATAAACTTATACAATACACCTTGATCAAAATTCTTAACGTCACCCTCAACTAATATAGGACTGTAAGGGTCATCAAAGACCCCTAATTTTTTTGCAATAGAATCAGCCCCACCATTAGCCCAGACATGACCAATTTGAATAACATTACCACGCTC